GTCAACAGCCACATCTAATTCAACTCAGGTAACAGGTGGATTCTCACCTGGTAAATCTCCGACGATCGTATCACAGAACTTTAATGGACAGGTTTATGATTTGTTCCAGGTTCATACAAGATCCGACGGTGATGCAGCTAATGGTTCTTATAAAATTTCAGTAACACAGGTTGATACAACTTCAACAGCTTCTCCAACATTTACAGTTTTAGTTAGAGATGCTAATGATACAGATAGGTCAGTATCAGTTTTAGAATCATATGAAAATGTTAATCTTGATAGGACATCTAAGAAATTTATTGGTAGAGTTATTGGTGATAGACGGCCAGTTTATGATCTTTCTCAAGACCCACCGCAAATTTTATATGATGGTGAATATGATAATAGATCATCTCTTATTAGAGTTCAAGTAGAAGATGGATTCCCAGGAACTTCCCGACCGTCGGGATGGAAAGGTATCGATAAGATTGTTCCGGGAGGATTTATTCCTGAACTTCCAACTATCGATAATCAACTTAATAGCAATAGTGTAGTTGATAATAATATTTTCCTGGGTGTTAATTTTGATTTAGGTGGTATTCTTGATAGAACAAAGAAAACTACAACATCAGCATCAGGAACATTATCTGCCGACTCAGGTGTTTTATACTTTGGTGTTTCAGGTGATCTTTCGGGTTCAGGTTCATTGACAACTTATAATCATATTGATTTAGTTGGTTCCAACTCGGGTAATTTCTCATCAACGAATAAGATTAGATTTACTGTACCAATCTTTAACGGATTTGATGGATTAGATCCAAGAAGTGATAAACTTGTAGATGTAAATGATGGAACATTATCTGCTGACTTTAGTAAAGCTATTGATACATTAGCTAACCCAGATGAAATTGACACTAATCTTATTGTTGCTCCCGGTGTTCACTCGTCTTCAGTTGGTAATATTCCTCAAAAAATTGTCGATGTATGTGCAAATAGAGGTGATTCATTCTCAATCATTGATCTTTCAGATGCAACAACAACTGCCGGACCACTTGCATTATCAGTTGCAGCTGCACAATCTGAAGCAGATAAATATGATACGAACTATGCTGCTGCATATTATCCTTGGGTTAGAATTAGTGATCCTGATAATGACAAGCTTGTTTGGGTCCCACCTTCAGTTGAAATGATGGGTGTTTATGCATACAACGATAGAGTTGCTCAACCTTGGTACGCCCCTGCAGGATTCACACGTGGTGGTATGGAATCAGCTCTTGAAGCAAGACGCAGATTAACTAGTGGACAAAGAGATGATCTTTATTCACGTAGTGTTAATCCAATTGCAACATTCCCTGGTCAAGGTTTAGCAGTCTGGGGTCAGAAAACATTACAGAAGAAACAATCATTCCTTGATAGAATTAACGTTAGAAGAATGTTACTTGCTGTAAGGAAGACAATTGCTGGATTCTCAAGAGTATTTGTCTTCGATCCAAATACAGTAACATTAAGAAGTAAGTTATCATCACGTATTAATTCATATCTTTCATCTGTACAAGTTGCAAATGGATTGAACGAATTCCGTGCAGTATTGGATGATACTACTACAACACCAGATCTTATTGATAGAAATATCATTAAAGGTAAGATCTTCTTGAAACCAACAACTGCAGCAGAATTTATTATACTTGACTTTAACGTATCTCCGAATGGAGCTGTGTTCCAAGATTAAGTTTAAAAAGGCTATAAAAATGAATTGGAGAGGGTTTATGGGTGTAGAATAAGCCCTCTCTTTTTTTATGATTTTTCATATTAGTCTATATTTATTAGGATTTTGGCCCTATAAGCTAAAATATAAACAATATATACGGAGAAAACAAATGGCAGAACCTTTCGCAGTTAATGAAATGTTAGCTGATGCCTATGAACCAAAAAGACAGAATAGATGGATGTTTCAGTTTGACGATGATGCTATTCCTACATTTATTGCAAGAACTGCATCAATGCCTTCTTTTTCTGTTGAACCAATTACAATCGATTTCATGAATTCAAAACGTTACCTTCAAGGTAAGTTTGAATGGAATACAATTACATTGGGTCTTTATGATCCAATTGCTCCATCAGCCTCACAGAAGGTTATGGAGTGGGCAAGACTTGGTTTTGAAAACCTTTCTGGTAGAGCTGGATATGCTGCGTTCTATAAGAAAGACTTTTCGCTTTTAGGTCTTGATCCAGTTGGTGCTCCAGTACAAGAATGGACTATCGAAGGCGCATGGGTAACAGAATCAAACTTTGGTGACTTGGATATGGCATCAGGTGAACCAACAGGTGTTGAGTTAACACTTAGACCAGATCGTTGTATCTTAAAATACTAAAAAAAAAGTTTAATGGTTCATAACAAATTAGTTATAATAATATAAATGGAGGTATTAATGGCAAAAGCAAAAAAGGCTGAAGTTATGTTTGAAACACCGGACGTGACTGAGGCAGAAAAAGCTGCTATGGATGTTGCATTGGCAGAAGGGAAGAAACGAGATCAGGCACATGGGTTTAGAATTCCGACTGACTTTGTTAAACTTCCATCAAGAGGTTTGATTTACCCACAAGATTCAAGTTTGTATTTAGCAGAAGAAGTTGAAGTAAAACAAATGACAGCTTCAGAAGAGGATATATTAACATCTAGATCTTTAATTAGAAATGGTAAAGCTGTTGATATGGTTGTTAGTAGTTGTCTTGTTGATAAAACTATAGTAGTAGATGATTTATTGACTGGTGATAAAAACGCTATTTTAATGGCATTAAGGGTTAATGCATATGGAACAGATTATAAGTTAGATGTAACTTGCCCTACATGTAGTGAAGAAACAAAGGCTCATCCATTTGATTTAAATTCTCTTGAGATGAAAACTTTAGATATTAAACCATTAGAAGAAGGCACAAATAGATTCAGTTATATTACAGAATCAGGTATAGAATTGGAATTTAGATTTTTTACAAATGGTTTAGTTAAGCAAGTTACAGAAGAACAATCTCAAATAAAAAGAGTATCTGGTCAAGCCGTAGATAAAAATATAACTGCTTCACTTAAAACTTATATCATTTCTATAGGTGGCAATAAAAATAAAGCAGACATATATCGATATGTCGAGATTATGCCAGCAAGGGATTCAAGAACATTAAGACGTTTTATTGATGAAAATGAACCCGATCTAACAATGAAACAGGAATTTGATTGTCCTCATTGCGGAAATACCAACGAGGTAGATGTGCCGATCTCGGCCGAATTTTTTTGGCCTTCTTCCTAGTGAAAAGAAATATATTCTTGAATCATGCTGGAATCTTGTTTATCACTGTAGAATGTCATTTTTTGAAGCTTGGAATTTACCAGTATGGATGAGAAGCTGGTGGATGGATAGAACAAATAAACATATTGAACAAGAAAACGAGAGGCAAAAAAGACATCCGTCTAGGTAGTAAAAATTTAAGCTCTTATGGGGAAACCTATAGGAGCTTTATATTTATATAGAACAAGTTAATGGAGTAATATTATGACACTAAATGAAGTAAGACTTAGACAACAACTTGATGAAGCATCAAAAATTTTAGCATTTATAAAAGGTGTTTTAACAGGTAGTGCAGGCGATAAAGAATTGGAAGCGGCCATGCAAGCACCGATGCCTGGACATCCTGGTATGACCAAAGCTGAATATTTTAGGAAAAAATTGGAAAAGAAAGGTATCAAATTTTAGAGAGTATTAAATGGCAAAAAAACCTATAGGGACAGAAGGTCTCAAAGAAATATTAGATTATAATAAAGGCTTCCAAGGAGCGGCGAATTTTGATCAGTTAGCTGATCAAATGCGTTTAATGGTTGAGAAGAACGTTGATGTCCTGGGTGAACTTCATGATAAGGGTAAACTTACTGCTAAAGGCTATGAAAAATTAGAAAAACAGATAGAAAAGACAAGAGTAAAAGGGTTTTCGAAATTAGATAAAGAATTACAACAGAATTTTCTTAAGACACAGGAAAAAGCATCAAAACAAATAGATGGATTTACGAATGCATTATCAGATTCTATAAAAAATGTAACTTCATTCATTCCTGTTTTAGGTAAAGCAATATCGAAAGGTTTCGATAAAATTATGCCAGGCATTCAAAAGGTATTAACAGCAGGGATGATGAGAGTATTTGGTGCTAAGGCTAGTAGTGTGTTAAGTTCTCTTACTAAGTTTGGTGGCGCAGCAGCAGGTTTAATAGGGCTTGTTAAATGGGTAGGTGGAGCTGTGAACCAAGTTGATGCGATGATGGCATCAATTTCTAAAAGTACTGGATTTTTAAGAAAAGATATTAGGCCGATTACAGAAGGTATGGATAAATATCAAGAATCTTTATTAAGTGCCGGTATTAGTTTAAAAGATCAAGGTGAAGCTCTTTCTGCCTTAGCAACAGAATTTGGTCAAATTAATAGGGTAACATCTGGAATGGTTAATACTGCTTCGACGTGGTCCAAAGTTTTTGGTATGGGAGTAGATGCTGTTGCTAAGAGTATGGACGTATTACATAGAATTGTTGGTTTATCAGAACAAGGTATGAATGATTTTGTAGCTAATTTGGGGGGAAATGCAAGAATCGCCGGTGTTTCTTTATCAATGGTCATGCGTGATATAGCAAATGATTCCAATTTTATAGCGTTATATTCTGATAAATACGGTAACAACATAAAACATGCTGCAATTGAATCTAGAAAGATGGGCTCTAATTTATCAGAAGCTGCTGGTATAGCAAATACGTTCCTTGATTATGAAACAGCAATTGGCAATACAATGGAACTTAACTTGATTGCTGGAACTAACTTTAATGCGATGCAGCTCCATGGATTAGCAGTGCAAGGAGATTTAGTTGGATTACAGAAAACCTTGGCCGTGGGTCTGGAAAAAAATATAAAATGGGAAGATATGAATGTTCTACAGAGACAAAAGATTGCTCAAAGTATGGGAACATCTGTTGAACATGCTAAAAAATTGATAATGTGGGCAAGACTGGGCCCAGGCGAATATGATAAAGCAGTAAAAGCTTATAGTTTATTACAAGAACAATCAGCGAATATGCAGACAATATGGGAAAAAATACATAATATTTTTGCAGTTGCATTAGGGCCGGCCGCAATAAAAATAGGAAAAGCTATTGAAGCATTTATTACACCTAAACTTAATAAAGTTGTTGATATAATTACTGGTAAAAATTTAGGACCTAAAGAAGCAGCAGGTTTAGGTGCTGCAATAGAGTTTATTGGTAATGAAATAGCACCAACAGCAAAGGAAGTAGGAAGAATTATTGGTGCAGCACTTGTAGATGGAATGATAGTAGCTGTAAAATCATGGTGGGAAAGTGATTATTTTAAAGCAATTGCTATTGGGGCAGGAACCGGTGCAGTTGTTGGAGGGTCCGCTGGTCTGGGGATTGGTGCTATTCCTGGGGCGGTAATTGGGGGCGCTGTCGCGGCCGCGGGATATGATGCGGCCGTCGGGGATGAGACCTCCCAAAAAGCACGAGGGGGGATTGTAACAAAGCCAACTAGAGCTATTATCGGCGAAGCCGGCCCAGAATTGATTCTGCCACTTGGTGGCGGAATGCCACAGATGAAAGGTGGCGCTCTTCAATTTGCAAGAGGTGGTTCAATTATTCCATTAGGCGGATCAGCTGGGGGTCTTGCTGGTGCAATAGCAGGTGGAACTGGTTCTATGAATGCTGCAGGCGATCCATTCGAAAGAAGATTAAGAGTACAAGCTGTTAAAGATGCTGCTGAAGCATATCGTGCATCAATGAGGGATGAAGATCGAAGAGTAATGAAAGAACAACAGGATCAGAATAAAGAGTTTGGTAGATCTGTTAGAAGTTTTGGCGGGGGTGTAGGAGGATTTATTAGAGGTGTTGGTAGTTGGGCATCTAATATTGGTAATGTGTTAAAGCAGATTACAGGAATGAGTTATCAGCAGATGGCTAACCATTTTCTCGGCCCGAAGTGGGGAGGTAGAGCTGGCCAGGTTGTAGGGGGTATTCAAGCTTATAGAACAGGTGGATGGGGTGGCTTAGCTGATCAAGTAACCGGCGAAGGTGGTATATTTGGTGAAGGTGGAATGGGTCATGGACTGTTTGGAGGCCAGGCTGGAGATTGGGCAGCAGGATATCAAGAAGGAGGCATAGGAGGTTTAGGAAGAGCTTGGGCCGGATCAGAAATGGGAACCAAGCTCGCAACGCGAGTCTCTAATTTATTTGGTGGCCTCGATAATGAAGACGGCTCCATGAACATGATAGGCAATGCAATATTTTCAGGAATGACTGGTGATAGTGAAGGAATGCGCGCATTCCTTGGCGAAACTAGTGTTGGTAAATTCTTTACTGGTGAAGGTATGGGTGGGATGATCGGTAAGGGTATGGGTCACCTAGGTGGCTTAGGTGGTGGAGCAATGAAGCTTCTGCAGGGTGATTTTAAAGGTGCCGGTAAAGCAGTACTTAAGGGCACTGCTTCAAAAGCATTATATGCAATTCCAGGTGTCGGCCAATTTATACAGATAGGTGATATGTTAGGACTTGATATTAGTGGTAAAGCTATGGATGTGGGTAAATCAATGGCAAAAGGCATCGGCCAAGCAGGAAAAGGTGTCGGCCAAATATTCAAAGGCGATTTTAAAGCCGGATTTAAGAATGTTGGCAAAGGTTTATTTAAAGCAACTGGAGTTAGCGCGGTTGCTGGGATGTTAGGTTATGGAAAAGGTGCAAAAATTGAATCAGCATGGCATCCTGGATTACTTCAGTATTTATATAGCAAAGGTATGAAACCAGGTGATAAAATTCCTAAAGATGAAATTAAATCGATTAATAAACAAA